AAAATTATGAAAAGAGAAACTAAATCAGATTTAAGGAGAGAAATTTTAACTCAGTATATAGAGTTACTAGTAGCTAATGGAGAGTATATAGGCCATCTATTAGGCGCTCCTTTAAATAAATGGGATTATACTAAAATAGTAGATTTAATTTTAGAGTACTCTGATAAGCATTATTTATGGTTAGAGGAGGATGCTAAAATAGAGATAAAAGATACATTAAATAAATTAAATAACTAATAAAGCCCAGCTAAAACTGGCATACTAAAAATGATAAATAACATGAGTAAAAAGAATTTTAACACTAAGAGCATTACTATTACAGTAGATGCAGTACAGAGCATAGATAAGAATGATAGAGGTACTGATAAAAGAGATACAGAGCTAAAGCATGATGCTTTACAGTTATTACTAAACTCTCCCAATCCTTTAAGAAAAGATTATAATTTTGATGGAGAGGATAGAGAGGCTATTTATGATGAAATAAAGCTATTAAAGGAGAAAATGAGGGAGCTAATGTTTGAGGCTGAGTATCTTTTAAGGAGTACTAAAAAGCATGATATAGATGTAATAGCTGAGCCTAGAGATGAGTGGCAGTTACATGCTGAGAGCTAAGAGTAAAACTGATGAGGCCTAAGAGGCCGAAACTAGGAGCTATCCTCCTAGTCTTTTACTAATTTAAAAATATTAAAGATGCAAAAACTAAACTCTAAACTATTACAAAAAGTAAGTACAAAACCTAAGTACTCAGTAGGGGAAAATATATTATTTTATACTTTATCTTTTGCTGCTATGTATGGCTTATTATATGCTCTCTGCATGGTACTAACCATTATTAACTTAATAACCCTTTAAAATGACTTATATACCTATATTACAAAACCCTACAGAGTTTAACGGCTCAGAGGCTCAAAAATGTGAGAGATGCCATAATGATTTAACAAATGATGAGGTTAATGAATGTGAGAGAGAATGTTTTGACTGCATAAAAGAGCAGGAGCAGGAGGGTAAATATACTCCTGAGTTATCAGATGAGCGTAAAGATTTATTAAAAAGATTTATGGAATTTCCAACACTAGAAAAATTAAAAGAATTATGAATATAATAAAAAATATAAAAGTACATGAGGTAGTAAATAATATTACTAGCTCAGTTATGGATGGTACTATAAACCCTTTAGAGGCTATAGTAAGCCTTAAAAAGCTAGAGGAGATAGTAAAGCTAGCTAAGGCTAGTATATCTGATGCAGTAATAGATGAGGCTGCTAAGCATGGTAAAACCTTTACCTATGGAGATGCTGAGATAACTAATAAGAGTAGCGCTGGTAGATATGATTACTCTAATATCCCTGAGATAGTAGCCAGAGAGATAGAGTTAAAGGCTATAAAGGATAAGCATAAGGCAGCCCTAAAAGTAGATGTAATAGATTTAGATACTGGAGAGCTAATAGCTGCTCCTATATATAAAGGAGGTAAAGAAATGATTAGTATTAAATTAAATAAATAAATAAATGACAAAATTAACTAAAATGGATTATCTAGTAAATATCCAGAATGAGCTAAAAGCACCTAAAAATCAATTTAATAACTTTGGTAAGTATAAATATCGCTCTGCAGAGGATATATTAGAGGCTCTAAAGCCTTTACTAAAAAAATATAACTGCTACCTTACTATTACAGAAACTACCCAGGAGATAGCTGGATATTTAGTATTAACCTCTAAGGTTACTATATCAGATGGCGAAAAGTCTATATTTGTAGAGGCTCAGGCTGGAGTAAATCCAGAGCGTAAAGGGATGGATATAGCGCAGAGTTTTGGTAGTAGTAGCTCCTATGCTAAAAAGTATGCTCTAGGTAATTTATTTTTACTAGATGATACTAAAGATGCTGATAGTAATAAGGTAAATGAGCCAGTAGCTAAGCCTAAATCTATAATGACAGTAGATATTTATAATATTATGCTAGAGTTTATTAATACTGGTAAAGGCTCTGCAGTATCTAAAAAAATGCATAATTATAAAATGACTAAAAAGCAGGAGAGTACTTTAACTAGAATGATTAACCAAAGTAATAATAAAAATGATTAAGAATAATAAAAAGATACTCCAGGATATAACTGATTTAACTGCAGCCCTATTAGATGTACCAGCTAAGGATATTAATGGAGGTAATAGAGCTAGAGTATTAGTATTAGGTAGAGTAGCTAGCGCTAATTTTTTAATGAGGGATTTAGGATTTACTTATGATGAGTTAAGTAAGCATATACATAGAGATAGGACTAGCTTTTACTACTATGAGGCTAAGCATAAGGATAATTATAAGTACTGGGCTGAGTATAAGGAGTTATATGATAACCTAAAAAAGAGTTATCTAGGTATAGATAATATGGCTATGACTAAGGAGGATATGCTAAAAGTATTTAAAGATAAAGGTATAGTAAACCAGGAGGCCGCTCCTTTTATGCTTAGCTTTAAGATAGGTAATATAGAGGAGTATATATATACCAGAGAGCTAGAGGCTACTATTAAGGTACTTAAAGAGGCTTTTAAGGCATTTAATTACTCTTTTAGTGTAGAGCATATAAATAGCCTAGCTTATGAGAGCTAAGGGATTTATAAAGCTACATAGAAAAATAAGAGATACTAAACTTTATAAGGATAGCTATACTATGCATCTCTGGATAGAGTTACTAAGTAGAGTAAACCATAAAGAGAATAGCTGGCAGTATGGAGGTAGGCTATGCTCAGTAAAGGCAGGAGAGTGCCTAGTATCTTTATATAGTTTATCTGATAGTACTGGTATTAAAGTAAGTAGGATAAGGTGCATACTAAAAAAGCTAAAAACTGCACAGATGATAACTAGTAAATCTACTCCTTATGGTACTTATATTGAGCTAGTTAGCTGGGCTAAATATCAAGATGATAAAATAAAGTGCATACCTAAAAGTAAAAAAGTAGCATATAACAAGAATGATATAACTAAAGGCCTTTATAAGCCCTTAACTAAAATTAATAAATTAATATGATAGATATACCTAATGATAATAATTTAGAGATTAAAGTGCTAGCCGCTTTAATGAATACCTCAGATGCTATACATATAATAGCTAGCGTACTCCAGCCTAGTAGCTTTTATACTAATGATAATAGGCTAATATATGTAACATGTATAGAGTTATATAATGCTAGTAAGATACCAGATATGAGCCTAGTAGCTGCAGAGCTAAAAGGTAAAGTAGATTTAATTACTATCTCAAATATCTCTGGAGAGTTTTGTGATGAGATGGTATTACCTGATTACTGTAGAGTATTAAAGGAGCTAGAGATGAGGAGAGATATGCTAGCTGGAATATCCAAAATGCAAAAGGCAGCTAATTTAGATACTGATATATTTGATTTAACGGCTGAGGTTAGTACTTACTTAGATAAGGTAGGTGCTGCTCCTAAAGAAACTATAGTTAATACTACTACACTATTTAAAGATACTTTTAAGGCCATAGAGGAGGCTAGTACTAATGCTGGAGGATGTACTGGTATATCTACTGGCTTTAATGATTTAGATAGGCTTACTAATGGATGGGGTAAAGGAGAGTTAATAGTATTAGCAGCTAGGCCTGGAATGGGTAAAACTACCTTAGCTCTTAACTTTATGCTGGAGGCAGTTAGGCAGCAAAAGAGGGTGCTAATGTACTCTGTAGAGATGACTGCTACTGAGCTAGGATTAAAATTAGTATCTAATCTATCTGGAATTGAGGGAGATAGAATACATAGAGGTAAGCTAACTGAGGAGGAGTATAAAGGAGTATATGCAGATACCTCAGATATAATAAACTCTGGCCTACTTAATGTAGATGCAGAAACCTCTGAGCTATTCGGTATAAAATCAGTAGCTAAAAAGCTAAACCATAAGACTAAAATAGATATGATTATTATAGATTATATGCAGCTATTATCTGGAGGAGATAAATCTAATAAGCAGCAAAATAGAGAGCAGCAAATATCTTTTATATCTAGGCAATTAAAAGCCCTAGCTAAGGAGTTAGATATACCTATTATCTGCTTATCTCAGTTATCCAGAGCAGTAGAGAGTAGAGGTAATAAAAGGCCTATGCTATCAGATTTAAGGGAGAGCGGTGCTATAGAGCAGGATGCTAATAAAGTATTATTTATATATAGAGATGGTTACTATAGTAAAAATAATGATACTACTACAGAGATTATAGTAGCTAAGAATAGAGCAGGTAGTTTAGGTACTGCAGTACTAGATTTTAGAGGAGCTACCTCTAAATTTACTAATGAGGATTTTAAACCATTTTAAGATGAGGATAGAGTTTAATATAAAGCCCTGCCCTAAACCTAGGATGACTAGAGCGGATAGATGGAAAAAGAGGCCTATAGTACTTAAATACTGGGATTTTTGTAATGAGCTAGAGCGCCAGGCTATAAAGCTACAATATATACCAGGAGATAAGGTAAGCCTAATATTTTATATACCTATGGCTAAATCATGGAGTAAAAAGAAAAGGGAGCAGATGTTAGGTAAGCCTCATAAAGCTAAGCCAGATATAGATAATTTATGTAAGGCTTTTTTAGATGCTCTACTAGATGAGGATAGTTATGTATATAGCCTAACTGCAGAAAAGTACTGGAGTAATGAGCCTAGTATAGTAGTATTAACAGATGAGTAAGAGTAATTTGTTAGTACTATTTGATAAGTTAGATTTAATATGTATATAAAATAGATATATTTGTACTAGTAATAATTTAAAAATGAGTAAGATGAGTGAATTTAAACAAAAGCCAGGATTTGGTAGTATATTTAAGAATGATTATAAGACTGCAGAAAATCAGCCAGATTATAAAGGTAAGATACTTTTAAAGGATGGTACTGAGCAGCAGATAGCGCTCTGGATTAAAGAGGGAGCAAATGGTAAATTTTTTAGCGCTGCTTTATCTGATGTATATGTAAAGCCAGATACTACTAATACTACTACAGAGGATGATTTACCTTTTTAAGTAGATGAGTAATAAGTTAAAATACCTTAATAGAGCAGAGAGAGATAGTTTATATATAAGCGCTGAGCATGAGATTATCATGCTTACCTACTACTTAGAGCTAGATGCATCTTTAAAGGCTCTAAGGCCATCTAAAGAGGCTTTTAGGCTACTATCTGAGGTTATTAATGTAATTACTGATTACTCTAACTCCTTTAGTGAGGAAAAGGAGGAGTATTTTTATGAATGGATAAGGATAATACCTACCAATTTAACCTATGCTATAGCTGGATTTATATCTGGATTAAAAGAGAGCGGAGATATTGAAACATGCAATATATATTATTCTGATGTACTACAGTCTGCTAGTAGATGCTTAACCGCTTTAAACGAAATAGAGTTAATAGATGAGTAAAGGAGATGTATATGAGGCTCTAGCCTTAGGATATGATAAGTATAAGGAGGTAGCTTTTAATATATGCCAGGATGAGGATAAGGCTAGTGATGTAGTACAAATGGTAATGGAGGCCTGCCTAAAGATGCAAAAGGAAACGCTCCAGGATATATATAATAAGGATGGATTGCTCTGGTATATAATAAGGATGATAAGCCTAAATATTAAGAGTAAAACTAGCCGCTACTATTATAAGTATAATAAGTATTATGAGCTATTTGATAGTAATACTAGTACCTTAACATATATGCCAGAGCATTATGAGAATAAGCCAGGAGATGATGCTAGGAGTGGTACGCATATTAGATTAGATGGTATAGATGATTTATTAAGCAATTTATATTGGTACGATAGAGAATTATTTTTAACCTATTATAGAGATTCCTATACTCTTGATAGCCTAGCTGCCAAAACTGGTATAAGCCGTACTAGTATATTTAATACACTAAAAAAGGTAAGGAATTATATAAAGGATAATATAGATGACAAAACCAAAGAAATTAAAGAAACTGAGTAACTTTACTCTAGCCGCTGCTAAGTTTGCTGCAGGAGGATTTATAAAGAGTAGTAAGGAGCTATATGATGAGAGAGTATTAACATGTTTAGCGTGTAAGTACTATGAGGCAGATAAAGATGAGTGCCTAGTATGTGGCTGCCCAGTAGAGGTTAAAGCATCCTGGAGTACTGAGAGTTGCCCTAAAAATTTCTGGAGAAAATGAGAGAGCTAGATAAAGATGAGATAAAAGAGCTAAGTACTATCTGGCTATCTATAAAAACTGGCAGAGCAGCTAATGAGCAGGATAAGGCTATAGCTATTAATTTCTGGAATAAAGTAGCTGGTACTAATTTTAAAGGTAACTCCTCATGTCAGGCCTGCCTAGGTACTGTATTTTATGGCCTAGAGGGATTATATAAAGAATACTATAAGCAATGACTACACTACAATTAATAGTAAAAACTAAGGGAGCGCTAGATTATTATGGAATAGCTAGAGGCTGGATACTATACTTTAACTCTAAAGATGAGATTACTGAGGTTAAGAGCCTATATAATCCAGAGGATTATAAAGGAGCTAGAAAAGTGTATAATGATGAGGAGATAATAGAAAAATTAACTAAATATAAAAATAAATGATATTTACAATATTATTAGGTATAGCATGGATAGCCCTTATATATAAAATGGTTAAATTATATAAGGATGGTAAAAGAGCAGCAAAGAATAATAACAAATTAAGAGAGAGATTATGACTAAAATAAACCCTAAAATGTTACTAAGTAAAGATGAGTTAAGATTAACTCCTAGCTACTATATAGGTAAAATATTTAAATACCAGGCCTCTCATATTATAGAGGATTTTGGATTAAGCTATAATATAGGTAGTGTATGCAGTTATATCCTAAGAGCTGGCTCTAAAAAGAGTAAGGCTATGAGTGATATAGATAAGGAGATAGATGACTATACTAAAGCTATAGCCCATCTTAATATGGAGATTAAAAGGCTAGAGAGAATAAAACTTTATGAGGCTAAAGATATTATAAGATGAGATTAACTAAAGGTAGGACTAGGCAAAAGAGAGAGATAAAAAAGATAAAAATACCAGAGATAATTACTCAGGATTTAGGCTATTATATGCAGTTTGGATTTAAGAGAATACCAGAGAGAGATAATGGTAAATATCAATTATTAAAGCATGATAAATTAACTCATATAGTAAAGGATTATTATGGATAGAAAAACTAAGGAGGTTTATGGTAATAAGCCTAAATTAGATAGGGCTACTAAGCGTAAATTAAAGCGTAAAATAGATAAGGATATTAAGGCTGGTAAGTATGATGATTTAAAAAAGGCTATTAATAATGAGGATAATAAAGGAGGATTAAATACTGAGGGTAGTAACTATAATGGCTAGAGTTATATTTATATAAAAATACACTAATTATACATATATAAAAAAGGATGGCATATAATCAAAAGGATAGGGATAAATTTTTAACTCTACTTACTAAGCAGGGAGGTAATGTAGCTGGAGCATGCAGGGCTATGAATATTAATAGGCGTACCTATTATAACTGGATGGATAAGCATGAGGATTTTAAGGCTATAGTAGAGGATATTACTGAGGGCTTAATAGATGATGCTGAGAGCCAGCTACAGAGTTTAATTAAGGATGGTAATGTAGCAGCCGTATTATTCTACCTAAAGACTAGAGCTAAGAGCAGAGGCTATATAGAGCGCCAGGAAACTGATATAACTAGTAAAGGAGATAAGATTAAAATTAATATTAACCTAGATGAAACTCCTAACTGCTAGATTACTAGCATTATTATTATTAGTATTCTGCTTAATAATTCGTAAAAGGAGATGATAGATATAAATCCAGATTTAACTAATAAGCAAAAGCAGGCCTTTAAGTATATGCTAGATAATACTACTACTGAGCTACTTTATGGAGGTGCTGCAGGAGGAGGTAAGAGTTATTTACTATGCGCTTATGCTATCATAAACTGCCTACAGTATCCAGGAGTAAGAGGCCTAATAGGTAGGAGTAAATTAGATGCTCTTAAAAAAACTACTTTATTAACCTTTTGGGATGTTTGTAACCAGTGGAATATAAAGGCTGGAGAGCATTATACTTACAATGCCCAGAGCAATATAATAACCTTTTATAATGGTAGCAGTATCATACTAAAGGATTTATTTTTATATCCTAGTGATGCTAATTTTGATAGCTTAGGAAGTTTAGAGCTAACTTTTGCCTGCATAGATGAGGCTAACCAGATAACTGAAAAGGCTAAGAATGTACTAAGTAGTAGATTAAGGTATAAGCTAGATGAGTATGGCCTAATACCTAAATTATATATGAGTTGTAACCCTGCTAAGGGCTGGGTATATAATATATATAAGGAGAGTAGGGAGGGAGTATTACCTAATCATAAGCAATTTATCCAGGCTCTAGTAACAGATAATAAGCATATTAGTAAGCATTATACTGAGCAGTTAAATAAGCTAGATGAGATAAGTAAGGCTAGATTACTTAGAGGAGATTGGGAGTATGATGATAGTAAGGATGCTCTGGTAGAGTATGATGCTATTATAAATATGTTTAGTAATGTAGTACCTACTGGAGATAAGTATATTACTGCAGATATAGCTAGATTTGGTAAGGATAAAACTGTTATATATTTATGGAATGGGCTGCAGATAATAGATATAGTTACTATGGATATGAGTAGTATGGTAGATGTAGCTAATAAGATTAGAGAGATACAAAATAGAGAGGGTATAAAACTAAGTAATATACTGGTAGATGAGGACGGAGTAGGAGGAGGTGCTAAAGATATACTAAGATGTAAGGGATTTGTAAATAATAGCAGGCCATTAAAGGGAGAGAATTATACTAATTTAAAAACTCAATGCAGTTATAAGTTAGCTGATTTAATAAATAGAGGCCAGATAGGAGTTAGTACTAATAGCATTAAAATTAAAGAGGCTTTAATCCAGGAGCTAGAGCAGATAAGGAGGATTAATATAGATAAGGATGGTAAGCTAGCTATACTAAGTAAGGATAAGATTAAGGATTTAATAGGGCGCTCTCCAGATTACTCTGATGCTATAATGATGCGCTGCTATTATGAGCTCGGAGTTAGCAAAGGTAAATACGCAGTAAGGTAACCTAGTAAATTTACTCTAATTAAGTAATAGAGTTTTTTAATAGTATGATACTATAGGCCTTATTTAATTGCTTAGATGTATTTAAAATAGCTTAAATATTAAATAATAATGATTTATATTTATAATAAATGAGAATAGTAAAGCTAAAAATAGATGATAATTTAACTGAGTTTAAGCTACCTACTAGCTGGGATGAGGTAAGTTTAGGGCAGTATAGTAAACTAATGCTAGCTATAGATAAAGAGGATACTACTGAGATACAGTTAATGATTAAGAGCCTAGAGGCTTTAGTAGGTATAGATGAAAGGTTACTATCTAAAGTACCATTAAAGCAGCTAAGAGAGGCTTATAATCAGTTATTAGAGCTAACTAGTACTATGCCTAATAATGAGTTAAGTAGAGTGGTAGAGATAAAAGGTATAGAGTATGGATTTATACCAGATTTTGATGATTTTTCTTTGGCTGAGTTTGTAGATTTAGATAACTACCTACAAAATAACTGGCATAATATGGATAAGATATTTGCAGTATTATATAGGCCAATAAAATCCAGAGAGGATAATAAATATACTATAGAGCCATATAGCTTAAAGGGCATAAAAGAGAGGAGAGAGCTATTTAATGAGAGGCTAAGTATAGATACGATTTATGGAGCGCTAGTTTTTTTTTGCGATATAGGGAGGATACGCATAGAGAATATGCAATTATCTTTGGAGAGCCAGGCAAAGAGCCAGAGCAGGAAGATAGCGGAGATAATATAGGTAGTAAATATGGATGGTACTGTATTATACATAGAATGGCTGGAGGAGATATATTAAAAATGGATGAGGTAGTAATGCAGCCAGTAAACTCTGCTTTAAACTGGCTCTCTTATACTAAAGATGTAGAATTAAATGAGGATTTAAAAAGAAAATAATGGATAAAAAAATTAATACTAGCTATAATAATGTAATAGATGCTTTAAAATGCGTTTGCTTATCTCATGGATTAGTACATAATGTTAGCTCTGGAGATATTGATACTATAGATATATCATCTAACTCTGTATATCCTTTAGTACATATAGTGCCTAGTAATGTAACTGCAGGAGTGCAGGAGATTACTTTTAGCTTTAATGTATTAGCTATGGATTTAGTAAAAACAGATAGGAGTAATGAGCAACAAGTATTAAGCGATACTTTTCAGATTTTAATAGATGTAATAGCTCAGTATAAGCATGGGCAGATGTTAAATGTTCAGCAAAATACTGGTATTTATGGCCAGGCTCAGGATGTTGAGTATAGCCTAGAGCCATTCAATGAGAGATTTGATAATTTAGTATCTGGCTGGAATTGTACACTTAATTTAACAGTACCATCTACCTACTTTGCCTGCTTAAACTTTACTAGTGATAATATGCCTATAGATTGTAGCCTATTTATTAATGCTCCAGTAGAAAATAATCCTATAGTATTTCCTAATGATGAGTATATAGAGCCTCCTGCATAACTGCATAGCAAACTGCATAGCTAATAGGTAGGATAAGTATTTAAGAATGAGTAAGATATAGAGATAGTAAAAATAAAAGTGCATAGCAAACTGCATATAACAAGAATGATATATATAAAAGGATTAAAATTTAATGGCTAATAATAACTTTAAAAATACTGAGAAAGCATTTAAAAAGTTTGGGGATAATGTTATACATAGAGCTAGATTTTATTTAAAAAGGCGTAAGATAAATACTAAGTTAAGTACTTTAAGTAAGAGCCTTAATTTTAATGTAAAAGTATATCCTAGCGGAGCGTTAGAGATGGATTTTAGTGCGGCTGATTACTTCCCTTTTGTAGAGGAGGGTAGAGAGCCTGGTAAAATGCCACCAAGTAGCGCTATAGCTAAATGGATTAAGATTAAGCCAATTAAATTAAGGGATAGTAAGAGTGGTAAATTTAAGGCTAAGACTGAGGCTAATATAAACTCTGCAGCATTTGCTATAGCTATGCATATAAAGAGTTATGGTATTCAGCCTACCTGGTTTTTTAGGGATGCTTTTGCAATGCATAGAAAAAGATTAGCGCCAGAGATAATAAAAGCCTATGGAGTAGATAGTGCTAAGATGTTAAAGAATATATTAGGTAATGAATACACAAAATAAAATAAAATAAGATGGCATATATAACACTACAACAGCCTCTATATAAGGAGATGCCAGTAGGAACGGATTGGGTTTACTCTGTAAATGATAGTAATAATACTCAGTATAAATTTAAATATATTTTAGAGATATGGGGAGGCTCTACTGGAGGAGATTATTTAGGACTTTTTAAATTCTCTCCTAATAATTTGGGTAATGGTATTATTAAAGTAAATGAGATATTAGAGCAGTATGTAAACTCTGATAATTTAGGTAGTATATATCCAGGTATAGAGAGCGCTTTTAAAGGCTTAGATAATGTAGCTGGCTCTGAGTGTGCTATACATTGTATAGATAAAGTTAGTTTAAGTACTAATAATACTAGGAGATTTACCTTAAAATTTGGCTCAGAGTGGGCTAGTACTCCTACAGTATCTCCTACTCAATACTTAGCTCAAAATACTTTTGAATTATATCTATCTTTTAATGGAGTAGCTTATAATAATGAGGGTAAATATCTAGGTAATAATTATGGTATTAATTTGGATGACTGGAATAATAATAGTTATTTACCTTTAAGTAATACCTCTAAATTTCTTACTGATGCTCCTACTACTCCTTTATACGATTTTAATTATGGGCAATTTATAGGAGATAATGATTATGCTACTTTAGCTTTTTTAACTGGTAAATTTGCTAATACTCATCCTAAGCCTAGCCAGTATAAAATACAGTTTTTTGATAATACTAATACTTTTATATCAGAAGTAACTACGCAAATAACTCCAGCTAATGGAGGGTATAATACTGCAGTAGATACTACTTTAGAGGATGCTGAAAAACATTTACAATATATAGGAGTAGGTACTGCTAATATGAAAGGAGCAGGGATTACTATACCTACTAACTGGAATAGTTATCTAGTATTTTTGCAAACTCCTACCAATACAGTTACTTATGCTTATACATATTTTAAGCAGGGTGCAGATTGTAAAGGATTTGAGAAAATTAGATTAACCTGGCTTAATAAGTATGGAGTATGGGATTATTATAATTTTACTAAGAAAAATACTAGGACTACAGATATAGATAGAACAGAATTTAATAAAGTTAAAGGTAATTGGAACGGCTCTAAATATGTAAAGCATGGATACCAGAGAGGGAGGAGTATTTTAAATTCTAATGCTACGGAAACTATTAGCCTTAACTCGGACTGGTTTAGGAGTGATGAGGAGGCAGCCTGGTTAGAGCAGTTATTTATATCTCCAGAGGTTTATATATTAAAGGGCTATGATGATACAGATACTGCTCCTGCAGATTTTGGGGAGTATATGATACCAGTAATAGTAACTAATAAAAGCTATGATAAATATACAGAGGCTAATGATAAAGTAGCTCAGTATAATTTAGATATAGAGTATGCTATTAATAAAAGAATACAAAGAGGATAATTATGGAGCAACAATTAATAGCCTATCCTCAGAGTACTACCTTACCTCTTACATTCCCTACTGGAGAGTATATTTTAGATTTATTTGAAAATGAGCCTATACCTCTAGTATTAAATATAGATGATTTTACTAATGTAGCTGAGGCAGATGCTAGTTATTCTAAGAGTTTTGATATACCAGGTACTAAAAATAATAATATATTTTTTAATAATATTTTCGATGTAACTGCTAGTAGTAATTTTGATACTCATAAAAAAACTAGGATAATAGTAAAGGAGGATACTCTTAATACTTTTGAGGGATATTTACAGTTAAATGATATATCTATAAAGGATGGAGCTATTACTTATAATGTAACTATATACTCTGAGGTAGTAAATTTAAAGGATAGTATAGGGGATAAGGTATTTAGGGATTTAGATTTATCTGAGCTAAACCATTTATATACCTCTAATAATGTAGAAAATAGCTGGACTGGTATATTAAATTTATTTAATCCTTTACCAGCTAATAGTTTTGCTGGTACTGTAGGAGCTACTACTACCTCAGTATTAAAATATCCTATGGTAAACTGGGCAGGCCATAGTACTAATACTTTAGGTAACTTTTTTAGCCCTTATTTACCTGATTATTTCCGCCCCTGGGTAAATGCTTTATATCTATTACAGAATATTTTTAGAGATGCTGGATATACTTTTAGCTCTGCATTTTTAAATAGTACTAAGTTTAATAAATTATATGTAGATTTTAATATATCTGGTGCTGCGGCATCTAGTGATTATTACTGTGATTTAGATAATATAATAGGTACTTATACTACCTCTGGAGCTATAGCTAATGCTACAGTAGCTACTGGAGCGCAGGCTGCATTATATAACTTAGGTACTGATAAATTTACTGCTATTAATAATGGTACTGAGGTAGAGTTATTTGGTAACTTATATTTTAATAATAGTAGTAATAATGTAGAAATTACTTTACATCATACTAATACTACCTATAGTGCTAATGTAAATACTGGCTATGTTATCTGGAATGGCTCAACATCTGGAGTTATTACTCCTGGATTTACTAGTATATTATTAGATGCTGGAGATAGTTGCTGGATAGAAATAAAAGGTATTGGAGGCTCAGTATCTATAGATGTAAGTACTAATAGTAGCTGGGTATCATGGCTTTTATCATCTAATACTAGCCAGGATATGGATAGAATATTACTAGGATTTAGAGGAGATAATAGCCAATGGGATTACTTTAAGGGGATAATAGATATGTTTAAATTAGTGATATTAGTAGATGAAAATAACCCTAATAATTTAATTATAGAGCCTTATAAGGATTGGGTAGGTGCTGGGAATAAATTAGATTGGACTAATAAAATTGATGAGAGTGAGTTTAAATATACTCCTATAGATGGTTTAAGTAGGGAGATTAAATTTAAATTTTCTGAGGATAAAGATGATTGGATAACTCCTAATTTAAATAGCCCTAGTGATTGGCTTTTTGGTTATAATTATAACTCTAATATAGAGATTATAGATAAGGAGAGTGATGAGGTAGAGGTTACTCCATTCTCTGATACTTATGTAGTAGATTTAGGTAATGGATTAGGTACTAATGTTATGCCTCAGATTATAGATAGTAGTGTAAGCCCAGCAGGGCAGCCATTACGATACTGGGAGAATAATTTAAGGATATTATATGATAATGGAGTAGTAAATTTACCTAATACCTATACAGTAGGAGGATTTACTAATAAAAATACTATGCTATTATTTTCTGCTATGGATGCTTATCCTTATACTAATACCTCTGATAGCTATAGATTTAATACAGTAGCTGAGCAGTACAGTAGCGTTATAACTCTTAATACTCTATATAATACTTACTGGCTACAGTACATTGATGAGTTATATAATAAAGATACTAGGATAATAGAGGTAGAGGCTTATTTAAATTCTGAGGATATTTTTAAATTAAATTTTAATGATATTATACTAATTAAGAGTACAAGATATAGAATTTATAAGATAGAGTATAGGGCTGGAGCTATGAGTAAATTAAAATTAATAACTATAAGGAATTTATAACATGAATTTTATAATCGGATATACTGTAAGGCCTAAAAATATAAACAGATTAAGCCAGGTTATTTATGAGGAGTATGTAGGAGAGGTACTAGTAGAGGTTTTACCTACTCTGGATGAGTGTGAGGCTTATGGATTTGTATTTAATAAATCAGATAGTAAATGCTATATAGCAAATAATCCATTAGTATTTAATAGCCCTAGCGCTACACAGAATTTATCAATAGCTAGAGCATCTAATACTATAGGTAGGAATACTAGAGATAATTTAATAGCTGGAGCTAGCCATATTCTTACTAGTAATAATTATAGTAATGTAATATCTGGAGATAATAATACAGTAACTGATTTAGTTAGTAATACTAGCATCTCAGGCGCTAGAGCAGAGGCTACTGCTACTAACTCTATAGTGCTAGGGGGTAATCCTCCTGAGGCTGGTATAAGTCGCTTAGGAGATGAGCTAGTTACTAATGGAGATTTTGATGAGATAGGAGCAGAGGAGATACTTAATGGAGATTTTAGTGAGATAGGAGCAGAGCTAGTAAATAATGGAGATTTTACTCCAGGAGTAGAGCTAGTAGAAAATGGTAATTTTGAAGATTTCCAAGATGCTACAGATAGTAATTTAGATGGCGGTGTTCAGTTTACTGATTGGAATGTAAACCCTAGTACTGGTAAAAGGAGATTAACGGCTATTGCTGATGGCTTTAGAAATGATGTAATAGAAAAGCAGACTATCTACTGGCAGCAAAGAGTTAAGCAGGATGTATCTAGTGATTTAGAGATAGATAAAAACTATAGATTTAAAGCTACATTTATTACCTCAGATGGTACTGATTTATCTGTAAGAATATCAGAAAGTAATAGCTCTAATACGCAGGCAGGAGGTAATTATCCTACTGAGGCTGGTATATCTCAAACTATTGATTTATTTTTTACATGTACTAGTATTACTGGGCAGTCAATTGATGTATACCCTAGAGTAACTCAGGAAATAGGAGAGAGTTTTTATTTACAAAATGTATCATTAACAGAAGTTGCTCAAAATTGGGATATTTATAAATCAGGCTCATCTACTGTATCTTTTCAGAATGATGCTATTTTAAATATAGATAGTAGTAATAGTAATGTAGGTATATATCAGCAGGATATATTTACTACTGGTGTTCAATACAAAATAGTATTGAGTATGAAATCTACTTCAATTTTTAATGCTGAAATATTAGAAAGTAGCGGAGCAGCTACTATTAATAATATTGGAGATGTTAGTTTAACTACTTCTTATAAGGATTTTACTTTTTACTATAAAGCTACTGGTAATAATGATTTATTTATACATAGAAAATATGGAGAAACTGCTGGAGCAAACCAAAAAATTTATATTAAGGATGTATCAGTAAAAGAAGTAGGGCAGTATTGGATATTTAATGATGGCTCAGAATTAACTAGCCTAGGAGCTAGGATACAACATACTCCAGTAGCGGGGGTACTTCAAACTAGCTATTCTTCTTTGGTTATTGGTAAACAATATAAATTTAGTTATGATATAACTGAAAATAATATAGGAGCATTAAAATTAAATTCTGCTATAGTTACTGCTATGGATAGTACTTTAGGCTCTCATGTTAAATATTTTGAGGCAGATAATACTACTTTAAGTATAGCTAGAAGATACTCAGGGGGTACAGATGTTACTATATCTAACATCTCAGTAAAAGAGGTAGGGCAGGATTGGAAATGGAATTCAGCAGGTGCAGATTGGAGTATAGGTAGCTCTCTTTTAGGAGGTTATCAAGCAAATTCAGCAGGATTAAACCCTTACAATAGTTTATTCCAGGAAATTAGCGGATTATCAACTTTAGGTAAAACTTTTAGTATTACTTTTACTGTTTCTAATTATGTTTCGGGTACTTTAGCTTTAGGTATGGGGGGCTATGTAACTGCAAACTCTCCATCCTATGATGGAACACATACAGTTATAGTTAATGTAACTAATCCAAGTTCAAATAACAGAGTTTATCTTCGTTCTAATATTTTTAATGGCTCAGTAGATAATGTATCCGTAAAAGAGGTACTACCTTATTTAGCTCCTAGGCAGAGTACCAATTTAATTTATAGCTTACAGTCTACAGATGGTAGTAATAAGTCTAGCTTTTTAAATGGAGTAACTGATAGCTTATTTGCTATTCCTGATAATACTGCTATGTATTTTCACGCAGACGTATTAGCCGTTAGAGTAGGAGGTACTGATACGTCAGGAGGTGGAGTAGTAGGAGATTTTGGTAGCTGGGTAGAGAGAGGAGTTATAATTAATAAATCAGGAGTATTAAGTATATCCAGAGAGAGAGATGTAATTAAACATAGCGGCCATACTACTAACTGGCAGCCTACTGGTATAGTTAGTGGTACTAATTTTGCAATGAGAGTTAGAGGCCATGCAGATACTATTATAGAGTGGGCTAGTAATATAACCTTTACAGAGATTAGGACTGGAGTAACATTATGATAGATAGATTTAAGATAGTTAAAAAAAATATGCTTTTAAATCTAAGCTATATGAGTTTAGTAATTAAGGATATTGAAAATATTAAAGATAAGAGATTAAATAGTAATAAATTAAATAAAAAATCATGGTTGAAAAGGTTATATTAGAGGTATTAGTAGAGGCTAGTAAAGCTGGTAAGGATATAAAAAAGGTAGGAGATGGCTCTAAAGATGCAGCTAAGCAGACTACTTTACTTAGTATGGCTATGGGAGGAGTTAAAAAAGCTATGGTATCAGTAAAAGCTACTAGTAAAGTATTATTTAGCTCTATTACTGCAGGTATAGCTAGTACTGGTATCGGTGTTTTATTGTTAGCATTTGGAGCGCTAGCTACATGGTTTAAAAATACTAAGGCAGGAGCTGAGGCTTTAGAGGTTGCTTTTGCTGGTATAGGTGCTGCAGTAGCAGTTATTACTGATAGAATAAGCTCAGTAGGCTCTGCTATTGCTAAAGTATTCTCTGGAGATTTTAAAGGAGCTGCAGAGGATGTAAAAGGAGCTTTATCTGGTATAACTGATGAGATACAAGCAGAGGCTAATGCTGCTATAAACCTTAAAAAAGCCTTTAATTCTCTTACAGATGCTCAGAGAGATTTAAGAGTAAGGACTGCAGAGAATAAGGCAGAGATAGAGGGATTAAAAATAATAGCTGAGGATATAACTAAATCAGATAAAGAGCGTACAGAGGCTGCAGAAAAAGCATTTGCTAAAGAGCAATCATTAATGGCAGAGCGTATATCTATAGCTGAGGAGGCATTAAGGATTAAGCAGGAGGAGAATTCTTTAGGAGAGAGCATGGCAGAGGATTTAGATGCTGAGGCTGATTTGCAGATAGAGTTAGCAGCTATAAAAGAGGAGAGTACTGCTAAGCAGATAGGTTTACAGAATTTTTTAAATGGTTTAAAGCAATCTACCAGAGATAAAGAAAAGGCTAATGCTGCAGAGAGGCAGGCTGAGATAGATGCTGAGATAGCTGCTAAAGAGGCCGCTGCAGAAAAGCAGTTAGCAATAGATGAGAAATTATTAGCAGATAAAGAGGCTTTATTATTATCTGAGGGAGAGAGATTACTATTAATCCAACAAGAAAATGCAGTAGCATTTACTGAGGATGCTTTAGAGCGTGCTAATATGCAGCTAGAATTTGATAGGGAGAGAGCGCTAGCAGGAGTAGCAGATACTGAGCATGCTGAAAGCCTTAAAGCAGAGATAAATAAGAAATATAATAAGAAAAAGCAGGAGCAGAATAAAGTAACCTCAGATAAGGAGAGAGCATTAAATACTGGAGATTTAGCTAGTTTAGGCTCTATGCTAGGAGGAGTAGCAGATTTACAAAATGAGGGGAGTGATGCATGGAAAGCTACAAAAATAGCAGAGAGTAGGATTAATACCTTTATAGGTGCGCAGGGTGCATTTAACTCTATGATAGGCATACCAGTAGTAGGGCAAGTATTAGCGCCTATAGCGGCAGGTATAGCTATTTTAGCAGGGCAGCGCCAGGTAGATGCTATTAATGCAACAGAGATACCTAAAATGGCCAGAGGAGGTATAGTAGGAGGCTATGGTAATGGTACTAGTGATAGTGTAAATGCTAGATTATCCAGAGGAGAGGTAGTTATAAACTCTAAATCTGCTAAGATGTTTAGAGGCGCTTTAAGTAATATGAATGTAGCAGGAGGAGGAGTAGGATTTTCCAGAGGAGGAGCTACTACTGAGGATACTGGAGATAGTATAGCTGGCTTATCTACTGCTCCTATTAAGGCTTATGTACTTACTGATAGCATGAGTGATAGCCAGGCAAAATTAGCAAAAATTAGGAGGAGGAGTAAACTATAATTACATAAAATATATTTATAATAAAAGTAAAAAAATGGATATAGTAGAGTTAATTATAGATGAGCAGCATAGTAGCCTGGCAATAGATGCGGTTAGCCTGGTAGAATTTCCTGCGATAGAAAGTGAGTGGATTTTTTTAAGTAAAGAAACTAAAAATAACTTATCTTTAGCTAAAGTAGATGAGCATAAGCGCCTTATAGTAGGAGCGGCTCTAATACCTAATAAGCAGATATATAGGAGGGATGAGAATGGTAAGGAATTTTATGTATTTTTTAGTGAGGCTACAGTTAAAAGAGCCTCAGAATTATACTTAATGAATAATAACCAGAGTAGCGCTACTTATGAGCATAGAGATAAAATCCAGGATGTAACTACTGTAGAGAGTTGGATAGTAGAGGATACTAAACATGATAAAAGTAATATATACGGCCTAGATTTACCTAAGGGGAGCTGGGTATTATCTATGAAAGTAGAAAATAATGAGGTATGGCAGGATATACTAGCTAAAAAAGTTAAAGGATTTTCTATAGAGGGATTTTATATAGATAGGCTAGCTAGTTTATCTACTAAGGTAGAAAATACAGAGGATACCGATGAGGATATATTAACTGCTCTATCTGAGATATTAGAGCTAGCTAGTTATAAAGATTATCCTAGTAGAGCTATCTTAAATGCTCAGAGGGCTATTATAGAGGATGAGATGAGAGGATTAAATGCTACTAAAATGAGTATTAATATAGGTAAAAAATTAATATCTAGGAGCTACTTATCTATTACAGATATAAAAAAGATTAATGCCTTTTTAAATAAAACTAAAAGTATTGATACTGGTAAATACTCTGATTTTGGTACTATTACTTATAACCTTTATGGAGGTACTGCTATGTTAAATTGGAGTAATAAGATATTGAAAGTACAATAAAGCAAAAGATAATATATTTATAACAAAAAACTATACTAAAATGGATTTAAAAAACAGAGTAAGAGTAGCGTTAGGCTTAGATGCTGAGGTTAAAATGGCAGTACAAGAAAAGTTAGAGGATGGTACTATTATTGTATCTACTTTTGATATGCTAGAGGCTGGTGCTGATGTATCAATTTTAGTAGAGGATGGTACTACTATAAAATTAGCTCCAGGAGAGTACACTTTAGAGGATGGTAGAGGATTTATGGTAGTAGATGATGGTGTAATATCTGAAATGGTAGAAGTAGTAGAGGAGGTAGAAGAAACTCCAGAAACTGAGGAGGAAGTAGTAGAGGAAGTAGCTGAGGAGGAGGTAGTATTAGAGAAAGAGGCAGATAGATTACCTAAAAAAGTTAAGAGTACTAAGGAGTACGAATTTAGCCAGGAGGAGTTAGTAAATGTTATCTCTACAGAGCTATCTAGTATCTTAGATACTTATAAAGCAGAGATTACTGAGCTATCTAAAAAGGTAGAGGAGTTATCTAATGCTCCAGCATCTGATGAGATTACTTTAAATAAATTCTCTACAGTAAAAGAGCAAAATAAAAGCAGAGAGGCTATTTTAAAGATGACTGCTAAAGAGCGTATTAGATATAACTTACGAAATATAACAAAATAATAATAAAAAAAAATAAAGAATTATGGCAAATCCAACAGTAAATGGTAATTATACTGGCTCTCAGGCTGGAGATTATCTAGGAGCATGTATTAAATCAGGCTTAACATTATCAGAGGGTAATATTACATTTTTAGAAAATGTAAAGTATAAAAGAAATTTAACAGTAGTATCTTCAGAGAGTTTAATTAGTGCAGATACAGATTGTAGCTTTTCAACTGCAGGAGCATTAACTTTAACTGATAGAGTAATTACTCCAGCTAAGAAAAAATTAAATCTTGAAGTATGTAAGAGAGATTTAGAGCAAGATTGGATGGCTCAAAATATGGCTGCAGGAGTAACTAACTCAGGAATGGATGCAGATTTTACTGCTTTTATGATGGAGTATTTAGGGGAAAGTATTGGAGCTAATGTAGAAAATACTATATGGACTGATTTAGAGGCTACAACTTTAGCAGATGCTACTGTAGTAGATGTAGTAGGTGTTGGTTTAGATGCTGGTAATATTATAGTAGAGCTAGGTAAAGTAAGAGATGCTATACCAACTGCATGTTATGGTAAAGAGGATTTAACTATTTATATGGGTACTGCTGCTATTCGTTTTTATATCTCAGCTATGAGTAAATTAGGTTACTTAAATCTATACTATGCTGCTGAAATTCCATTAACTTTTGAGGGTATTAAAATTGCTCATGCTCCAGGTATGTCTGCTGATGTTATGATAGCATCTAGAAAATCTAATTTATTTGCAGCTACTGATTTAATCTCTGATTTTGTAAATTTAACGATTTTGGATATGGCTGATAAGGATGCAAGCCAAAATATTAGAATTGCTGGTAACTTCTCTATAGCTGCTAACCATGCAGTAGGGGCTGATGTTGTAAGATACGCTTAATAAATAATTTATAAGGGAGAGCCTAAAAACTCTCCCTATATACTTTTAATAAATAATAAAAAAAATAAAAAAATATGGCTATTTGTGATTTGACTGCTGGAAGATTATTGGACTGTAAAGATAGCGTAGGGGGTATTCGCTCTATCTTATTACTACCTTTAACAGATTATGCTCCTACTTATACTGGTACTGTATTATCTGCAGTTACTGCAGCTACTGCTTATAGATACGATTTACCAAAATCTACTGGTAGTTTTTCAGAGGGAATAACTATTAGTACTGAAAATGGTACTGTATTCTATGAGGATACTTTAACTATAAAACTACATAGATTAGATAACGCTATGAGGGATGAGTTAAAATTAATAGCTCAGACTAGAATGGTTTGTTTTATTTTAGATAATAATAATAACCAATGGGCTATGGGAGAGGTATTAGGCGCTGAGCTAACTGCTGGTACTGCTGCTACTGGTACTGCCCTAGGGGATACTTATGGTTATGACTTAACAATAATGAGCCAGGAGAGAGAGCCTATGCGTAACTGTGGAGCATATACTACTACTCCATGGGATAATGTAACTGGATTAACTGTAAGCCCTGCTTACTAGTTAGATTTAAGTAAATTTTAAACAATATTAGAGGGTATATCTTAGGGTATATCCTCTTTTTTTTTACTAATTACTAGAGTTTTATATTTATAATAAACTAATAACTGTAATAAGATGAGATATAAGTTAAAGGAGGAGTATAAGGAGGTAAGTATAGCGCCATCTGGTAAAACTATAGTATTACAATATTTAAGCCAGGAGCAGATAAAGTTAGTAATAAAAGCAGGATACTCTAATTATTTTGAGGAGGTAGAAAATAATACTAAAAAGGTAAGTAAAAAAGATAAAAAATAGTGCTATATTTAAAGCAGGATATAACTAATACAGTTTATTCTAATCTATTAGATAGAGGATATGATATTGGTACTAGTATAGGTAGTAATTTAGTACTTAATCCTTTATTTCTTGATTTTCCTTTAGGAGTTAATTGGAGTAATCCAGATGGTAGTGTTACATTTGATTTAGGTAGTGCTAAAATAGATGTAATATATGGACTTAATAGATTAACCCAGTCTAATATAACTGGAGATGGTTTAAGTTATAGAGTTACTTATGTAGTTTCTGAAAATATAGGTACTACTCAATTATCATTTTACTCTGGATTAGGTTATACAATTTTAGATGGTACTGTAGGTACTCATACATTTGATTATACTAGAGGAGGTACAAATGATAGTGTAATTTTTAGGGGAGATAATGGTACATCGATAACTTTAACTAGTGTATCATTTCAAAGAATAATAGGAAACCCTTTTAGCTGGCTTATTAATATTACTAATGATTTTACTAAAGAGAGTACTACTCTTTTACAGATACCAGATACTAGTGTAATAATTACTCCAGGTACTAATACTGTAAGTTATCCTATTACAGTAATTACTACTGGTACTGCTAATGGATTAAACCAGGAGGCTTTATTAAAAGATACTGGATTTTATAGCTATGAGATATATAAGCAGGATAGCATAACTAATTTAGATATAAATGATGCAGTAGTAGGTAAAATAGTGGAGAGCGGTAAGGCTTTAATTTATAATGCAGATAGTGAGGTAACTTATAAAGAGCAGCCAGATGGTAATCCTAATAATTTTATATATGTACCAGACTAATTAAATAAAAAATCATGGCTAAAGCTAAAAAAAATAAAAAAATTACTAATAACTCTCCTTATGTATCTCCTTTAAGAGAGGTATATTTAAACCAGGTTATTACTCCTAAAGCATATGAGGCAAATGGAGATGGCTGGATTAATTATGGTATAGATGCTCCTTATAAAAATCTCTATCCTCAGTTTTTAATTTCTATGTATAATAACTCAGCTACTCATAGGGCTATTACTGATAGCGCTAGTACTATGATAGCAGGGAAAGGGATACTAATAGAGCCTAATGGAGATATAGAGGCTACTAGTAAGCTAAATTTACTACTAAAAAATATAAACTCTAAGGAAAGTATAGAGGAGTTACTAGGTAAAGCAGCTAAAGATTTATACCTCCAGGGAGCTATAGCGCTTAATATAATTTATTCTAAGGATAAAAGGAGTGTAGTATCTGTAACTCATGTACCAGTAGAAAAAATAAGGATAGGAGTACCTAATAGTAATGGAGTAGTAGAGGAGTACTGGATTAGTGCTGACTGGGGTAATACTAGGCGCAAAGAAAATACTCCTACTCCTATAGCTGCCTTTAATACTTATGATAGGAGTGCTACTAATCAGCTATTATATGTAAGAGATTATACTCCAGGGCTAGATTTATACGGCTCTCCAAGTTACTCATCCTCTACAAACTGGATACTAACTGATAGCTTAGTGTCTGAGTATCATTATAATAACATAGCTGGAGGCTTTAGCCCTACTACCTGGATAAATTTTAACTCAGGCCAGCCTACTGAGGAGGAGCAGCAAATAATAGAGAACGCTATAACTCGTAAAATGACTGGAGTAGGAGGTAAAAAAATGATTTTAACCTTTACTGATGAGGGGGTAAATACTCCAGATATACAAAATTTAGCTTTATCAGATGCACCTCAGCAATACCTAGCCCTAAATGAGTTAGTAATACAAAATTTAATGATTGGCCACAGAGTAGTAAATCCATCTTTACATGGAGTAAAAACTCCAGGCCAGTTAGGAGGTAAAAATGAGATAATAGAGGCTTATGAGTTATATAGTAGGAGTGTAATCCAGCCTTACCAGGATATATTAGTAAAAACATTTAGTAAGATTTTTGCTATTAATGATATTAATGTACCTTTTAAGATAAAAGATTTAACTCCATTTGCTAATAAATTTGGTACTGAGATATTAGAGAAAGTTATGACTACTTCAGAAATACGCCAGGAGCTTAATTTAGAGCCTTTAGAGAGTGATGAGGAGGTAGTTGATGCTAATACCTCACTTAATAAAGATATTAGCTTAGATAAGCTAGATAGCCTTTTAGAGGGATTAGGAGAGTATGAGGAGGATTTACTAAAGGATTATGATGTATTAGCTATAGAGGATACTGATGGAGAAACTGAGGAGGATGATTATGAGGCTCAGCTAAATAATAAAACTGAATTAGCGGTTAAAGATGGTAGCCCTACTCCTAATAAGCCAAGTAACCAGGATGGTACTAGTAAGCAGACTACTGAAAAGGGTAATAAATTTAGAGTAAGATATAGATATAGCGGTAGCCAAAGCCCAGAGAGAGAATTTTGTAGGCTTATGGTAGGTAAAGCTAACTCAGGGCTAGTATATAGAAAATCTGATATATTAAAGATGAGTAGAATGGCAGTTAATCCAGGATGGGGTAAAGGAGGAGCTAATACTTACTCTATCTGGCTTAATAATTGTCATGGTAAAGAGCTTAGTACTAATGAGTTACATAAATTTTATAAGGGCGGAGGAGCGTGCCAACATAAATGGCTCAGAGTTATTTTTGTACAGAAAAAAGGAGAGAGAGCTAGTAAAAATAATGATATTATAGGTACTACTGAGGCTAGGAGGAGAGGATTTAAGCCAGTACCTAATAAGGAAACTGAATGGGCAGTAAGGCCTGCAGATATGCCTAACAAAGGATTTATAAATAAATAAGAAAAATATAAAATTATGTCATCTACAGTATTATTTATCTCAGAGGAAAAATTAAAATCTTATGCTATTGCAGGGAATGTTAGCCCATCTCTATTATTACCTCATCTAAAAGATGCCCAGCGTATTTATATAGAGAGCGCTCTAGGTAGTGCTTTATATACTACTTTACAAGCTAATATATTAGCTAATAATTTAGGTACTAATGAGGAGAAACTAATTAACGATTATATACAGAGCGTTCTAGTGCATTATGCTACTCTGCAGGCCATCCCTTTTTTAGCATATAAACTAGAGGGAGCTAATATATATAGCAAAACATCAGAGAATGGAGTAGCGCTAAGCAGAGAGCAGTTAGGAGATTTATCTGATAGCGTAAAAAATACTGCTGAGTGGTATAGGGCTAGGTTAATAGATTTCCTCTGCTATAATTCTGAATTATACCCAGAATATTCTCAGAGTACTGGCGCTGATATTTGCCCATCTACTACAAAATATACTAATAATATGAATTTATTTTAATAGTGAAAATAGTAAAAAGATATACTAAATTAAAAAATGAGGCTAAATTAAAAGCCTTTTTAAAAATAGATAATAGTAATGCCAATACAAAAAACACTATCCGAAATAGGCCAAGTAGCAGCAGTAAATAGTACTACTTTAGCTTTAACATTTACAGAATTAGAGGCAGGATTAAAGATACTATTGTTATTAGTATCTATAGTTTTTACCATTGATAAATGGCATGCCCATAGAAAAGAAATTAAGAAAAACAAGTAATAATCAAACTTTATTTTTTTAGTGTACCGTTTAACCTAGTAATCAATTATCTTTTTATTTTGATACTAGCATACCTAAAAGGGGTTAAAGTTGCTTAGAAGTGCTTAAAATAGATTTAAAATGGATTTAAAATACTTTAGTTTAGATGAGTTTGATAGCCCAGATGAGCCTGGTAGTGGCTCTAAAATGTGCTGCAAATTATTAAAAAAGTTGGATAAAATTAGGGCGGATTTTGGTAGCCCTTTGCGTGTAAATTCTGGCTATAGGACTAAGCTACATAATGCAGTAATAGGCGGTAGAGTTGGCTCATCTCACTTAAAAGGTATAGCAGTAGATTTACATTGTAATAACTCTGCAGATAGGACTAAGCTATTAAAAGCTATTTATAAAAATGGAATAAATAGAGTGGGTATAGCTAAATCCTTTTTGCATATAGATTTAGATAAAAATAAGCCTGCAGCGTGCTGGCTATATAATTAAATAATAAAAAAAATGGATTTTATTTTAGAAAATTGGGCAGAGTTAGTATTAGGATTATTAGCTTTTATTAAAATAGTAGTTAGATTAACTCCAGGCGTTAAGGATGATGCTATATTTAACTATATAGATAAGGTTATAGATTTTATTTTACCTAATAATGAGTAAGATATTACCTATAAAAGAGATAGCTAAGGCTTTAGGCTCTATACCTGGAATATTTAAGCATACTGCTACTGGTAAATTCTCAGCTCGTAGGAGCGTATCAGGAGTATTAGTAATAGCTGCTACTAGTGATATAGCTGCTAAAGGAGATATATCTGTAAATGCTCTTATATTGAGTTTTATAGCGGTATTACCTCTTATAGCTTTATCCTTTAACAAGGGGAAGTAAATAATTTGTTAATTTTCGTTAATAAGTAGTACTATTAAGGTAGTGCTATATAACTATATTTGCATTATGACTAATAAACAGTATAGACTAACTCCAGAGGAGGCTGAGCTAATTAAAAAAAATAGAGATAAGCATGAGAGGAGGGTATTAGTGATACCTGATTTACATGCTCCATTTATAGAGCCTGGATTTTTTGAGTTTTGTAAAAGTATCTATAAAAAATATAACTGTAATGCCGTTCACATGACTGGAGATTTGCTAGATAATAGTTTTAGCTCATTTCATGAGATTAGCCCAGATGGTAAAAGTGCAGGAGATGAGTTAGCTTTAGCTATTAAGCAAATTAAGCCATTCTGGGAGGAGTGGCCAGTAGCTACTATATGCATAGGTAACCATGATGCTATAATAAGTAGAAAATTAGTAGCCTCTGGATTATCCCAGGCCTGGCTAAAGGATTTTAATGATGTATTAGGTACTCCTGGATGGATTTGGGCTGATAGTTTTGATATAGATGGCGTAAAGTATATACATGGTACTGGTAGCTCTGGGCGTAATGGAGCTATTAATAGGGCTATTAACTGGAATACTAAAATTTGCCAGGGACATATCCATACTGAGAGTTCAATTATATACCATGCTAACCAGGATAGTCTATTATGGAGTTTACAGTTAGGTAGCGCTTTTAATGTAAGGAGTTACGCTGCTAACTATGCTAAGAATTTTACTAAAAAGCCTATCATAGCAGTAGGAGTAATATTAGATAATGGTAATCTACCTATTTTAGAGCCTATGCCTCTCTAGTAAACTCATTTTAGAGCATTTTAAGGGACTTTTAAATACTTTTAATGCTAACATATACCAAAA